TCATTGGCTATGCAATCTCGAAAGGCCAGAAGCGCGGCGACTTGCCAGCCTCGAACGATTGGTGGAGATGGGATTTCTCATTCCCTGCAAAGCTCACGATTGATGACGGGCGAATCACGAAGGAGCTTGAAACACTCTGGAGAATCGGAGCCGTCAACATGCGCGAAATCGTTTCCATGCGCGGCAACACCCTTGAAAGTCACCTGCGTGACAGGGCTGTCGAGGTCGCACTGCGCAAGACTATCGCAGAAGAAATCGGCGAACTTTACGGAGTCGATATTGAGGAGCGGGAAATGTCTATGCTTACGCCGAACGAGCCAGCCGAAACCAAATCAGACGACAATTCAAACGACACCATAAGCTCATGAACTTCATCGAAATCCAAAACCGCGCCGGAAAGCTCAAGCTGAACGATGGCGTCAACAAGGACTCTGCGGACAAGCTCATCACCGAGCTAGAACAGCTTTACGGACCTTCAGCCGTCGCCGCTCAAATGAAGATCGGAGATGTGGTATGCTCCGCATCGAAGGCACTCGAAAGCGTTGACGTTGAAATCAATTCACCCGGCGGCAGCGTCTTTGAGGGAAACCGAATCTACAGCGCATTGCGCGAAATGGCAGCGCGAGGAGTCGCAATCACCACGACCGTCAACGGGTTGGCAGCATCCATGGGCAGCGTTATTCTAATGGCTGGCGACAAGCGCCGGATGACAAAGGGAAGTCGGGTCATGATTCACGAAGCCTCGACTATCGCAATGGGCGACGCGCGGGAGATGAAGAAGACTGCCACCGTCCTCGAAAGCATCAGCTCCGAGATCGCCGGAATCTACGCCGAACGCACCGGAGGCGACGCTGCCGACATTCGCAATCTCATGTATGCAGAAACGTGGATGACTGCCGAGGATGCAAAGGCAAACGGATTCATTCACGCCATCATCAAGGACGGCAAGCCGGAAGAATTTGACACCGACGCGAAAGGTATGGCTAAAGGAATTTTCTCAATCTTCAAAGGCGACGACGCCGCTGCCGACATTCTGGCCGCTGCAAAGTCGGAAAACGAAACGCTCGCCGCTGAACTTGCGGACGTTCAAGCCAAGCTGACCGAGGCTCAAGGCTTCGCACAAGTGGTCGCTGAAAAGCAAGTCGAGATCGACAACATCGCCAGCGCCAAGGCTGACATCGAAGCCAAGTTCACCGCTATCAGCACCGAACTCGAAACCGTCAAGGCCGAGGTCACTGCCAAGGTTGCCGAAATCGAAACCGTCAAGGCTTCCGTCGAAACTCGCGCCGCCGAACTTCTTGCCCAGCGCGGACATCCCGCCCCTGTCGCGCTGCTTGGCGACGAAGGCGAAGGCAACCCCAAGGAAATGAGCCGCGACGCTTTCAACAAACTTACGCCGTCGAAGAAAAGCAAGTTCTGTAAAGACGGCGGCAAGATCGTCTAACCAATCTCCCAAACAATCCACTAGAACACCACCATGGCTAATACCCTCTCCAATCTCATCCCGGACGTTTACGCCGCTCTCGACGTTGTGTCCCGCGAACTCGTTGGCGCTCTTCCAGGCGTCACCCGTGACCCCAAGGCTGACCGCGTTGCGACTAACCAGACGCTCCGCATTGCTCAGGCTCCAACCAACACGACCTCGACCTATACTCCGTCGATGGCCGTTCCTTCCGCAATCGACCAGACTATTGCCAACGCTTCGCTTACCTTGTCCAAGAACAAGTATGCGGGCTTTAGCTGGACTGGCGAAGAGGAATACGGAATGGACCAAGGCCCCGGCTTCCTTTCCATCCGCCAGAACCAGATCGCCCAAGCGTTCCGCGTTCTTGTCAATGAAATGGAAAACGACGTGTGCGACGCTCTTGCCGCCGGCGCTTCTCGCGCTACCGGAACCGCTGGCACGACCCCGTTTGCTTCGACCCTCAGCGACTCCGCTCAAGTTCGCAAGATCCTCGATGATAACGGCGCTCCAGGCTCGGGTCGCTCGCTTGTCATCAACACCTCCGCTGGCGCTGCCCTCCGCACCCTTGGCCAGCTTACCAAGGCGAACGAAGCAGGCCAGAGCATGACCCTCCGCGATGGCGAGTTGCTCAACATGCACGGCTTCAGCATCCGGGAGTCCGCTCAGATCAACGACGCAACTGCCGGAACTGGCGCAAGCTACTTGCTCAACGGCGCTCTCGCAGTTGGAGCCACGACTGTCACGGTTGATACTGGCACTGGCACCATCCTCGCGGGTGACATCGTGACCATCGGTGCTCACAAGTATGTTGTCGCAACCGCCCTTTCCGGTGGAAGCTTCACAATCAACGCTCCGGGCATCGTTGCCGCAGCCGCTGACAACCTGGCCATCACGGTCAACGCGACCAGCGCCCGCAACCTCGCCTTTAGCTCCGATGCTATTGTCCTCGCCACCCGCCTGCCGATTTTCCCATCGCAGGGCGACTTGGCAATCGACAACGAAATCATCACTGACCCGCGCACCGGAATCAGTTTTGACCTTCGCGTGTATCCCGGTGACGGAATGGTTCTCTACCGCATCCACGCCCTCTGGGGCTGGAAGGTTGCCAAGCCGAACCACGCCGCACTCCTTCTTGGTTAAACTCGGTTGGCATCTCAAGCCGTCGCATCACACCCGATGCGGCGGCTTTTTTGTAAAAAGACATGAAAACAAAAAAGAGCCGTGACCTCATTGATTCGTTTCGGAAGTCATGCCGCCCGCCCGCCCGTCTAGCGCCCTCAGTTTGGGCCAGCGGAAGAGTGGCAATCATGGACGGACTGACCCCGAAATACCAGATCGAGAATGCGCCTTGGCAGCGCGAGCCACTCGACACGCTGGCAGACGGCGACGTTAAGGAAGTGGTTTTTCTAGCGCCAATCGGAACAGGCAAGACGACATTCATGGAAGCGGCTTTGCAATACATCATCGCGGAAGACCCTGGCCCGACTTTGCTTGTGGGTCAGACCGATGACGACCTGAAGGACTGGGCAGAGACACGCATGGATTACGCCATTCGCAATACCCCTGAAACAGCCGCGTTGCTACCGGAAGACCGCCACAAACGACGCAAGATGCAGGTGCTATTCCCGCACATGAGCCTTTTCCTGACGGGTGCAAACCTTTCAGGGCTTCAATCCAAGTCGATGCGTCGAGTCTTCAACGATGAGGCGTGGCAATACCGACCGGGCATGCTCAACGAGTCACGCGGAAGGCTTCACGACCGATGGAATCGTCAGTTTTTCATCCTCTCACAAGCAGGCGTGAAGAATGACGACCTCGATAAGTCATGGGAGCAAACCGACAAGCGGGAATTTTCCTTTTCCTGCCCCGATTGCCACACGATTCAGCCTTGGAAATGGTGCAACGTCGAATACAGCGACGATGAAAAGCTAGACAACCTCACGCGGGCGAAAACAGCGCGTCTCAAGTGCGAAAATCCGGCCTGCAAATGGCGTTGTGAGGACTCAACCCAGAAAAGGCGGGCGCTTGCTGAATCAGGCAGCTACGTCGCCACGAATGAGGGCCTGCCGGGGCATGTTGGCTTTCATTACAACGTGCTTTGCAACTGGCGGAAACCTCTTTGGGAAATCGTCCTCTTGTGGCTAGACGCCAAGACCGCCCAACGTGTCGGAAACCTAGACTTGCTGCGCCAGTTCATTCAAAAAAGGCTTTCCGAATCATGGGAGGAAGACAACACCGACAACCGCAAGGAGCTTGTCGGCAATGGCTACCTCATGAACGAGTTTTCCGACGGGCGGAAAATTGAAAACGAGGCTTATCGCTTCCTGACCGTTGACAAACAGCGTGATCACTTTTGGGTATGCGTCAGGGCATGGAGGGCGGACGGCTCAAGCATGCTTTTGCACTTCGGACGCATTGAGACGTTTGACCAAATCCTTGAACTTGCGACGCGCTACAATGTCCAGCCTCGCATGGTCTTCGTGGATGCTCAGTATGACACCGACCTCGTTTACTCCGCATGCGCCCCGAAGGACTGGACCGCGCTTCACGGCTCAGGGCAGAAGAGTTTTCCATACACGCGCAAGGACGGCACAGTAATCAACCGACCATTCACGCGGTTCAGCGAGGCCAGCAACACCAGCGGCAGGCGAGTCAGATACGCTCACTGGGCATCCGACCGCGTGAAGGACATTCTGCACGCTCACCGGACCGGGCTGGCGGCTGCATGGGATATTCCAGACGATGCGCCTGCTGAGTATCTTCGCCAGATTGACGCCGAGGTGAAGCGCGAGATGGTCAACGCCAAAACAAAGCAGTCGGAGTTCCGATGGGTCAAAACACGCAACGCCAACCACGGGTGGGACGTCGAGGCAATGCAGATCGTCGCCGCGCTTATGCTCAAGCTCATCCCAGGATTCGATGCTTAACTTTGACTTTCGCGCTCAAGTATGGCTGTTAAACTCGAAATCGACCGCGCTTCCCGTCGCAAGATGGAGGAAACGCTGGAAGAGTTTGCCCGCGTCACCGGAAACACGGTTGAGGATGGCGTGAATGACATTGCCCGCTCAGTCGCTCGAAAACTTGCCGACCGCGTCCAACCGTGGGGATTGACAGCAGCCAAGGGGCAAAAGTTTGAGAAGTCCATCGGCCATCAGGTTGACCGCGCATGGTTTGGAACTAACCTTGGAGACTATCCAGAGGCGCGCGAGATGCAACCCGCGCACAATCGGGCTCGAAACGGTTCACGACGCGGACAAGTTGACCACGCGGTTTACCGAAAGGAGAAGGGCAAGCCGTGGCTGAGATTGATTTCCAAAGAGGCCCGCGACGAATACAAGCTGAAAGCCCAGCATAAAGCAGGTCGCGCTAAGGCCGCATGGATCGAAGCCGCAAACGACATCGGAAGTGAGAAACTTTCCGGCATCCCGAACTGGATCAAGCGCCACATCGGAAGCGGCTACGGCTCCGCGTCCAAAGTCGGGAAGGGGATCAATTACACTGTCACGCTTCACAACCGGACTCCCTACATGGAGCGGATTCTACCTGAAAAAACCGTTGCTCAAGCCGTTGCGACCGGAATGAAGAACGGATTCACGCGCATTCAAAAGACCATTGAGAAAGCCATCGAAAAAGCAAACCGCACGACATGACCACGACCCAAGCCATCAAGGAACAGCTGATTTCCTACCTGACCGAAAACAGCCCGAGCGAGGCGCTTACGATTGCCGACGCCAACGCACGCGAGGAAATCGAATTCCCGTGCATCGCGGTCGATGTTCAAGGCTCAGAGGCGCATTCCGTCGCGCTGTCGATGGTCAACCGTGCGGAAGCCGTCATTACGCTCAGGGCGCACGCTGGCGACGAGGGAGACGCCAGTATCAACGAGTGGATCGGCTCGCTCGAAAGGCTGTTTTTCAACCACGTTGAAATGACCCGCGCAATGAACGAATCCGGCGTACTTTTATACGAATGGGTTTATAACGGCAGTTCTCAGAATTGGGACGCCGCGACCGTTGAAATCACATTCGCCGCCAACATCATGTTTGCCCGCATTTGACATGCCGCGAGAGATGAACACTCATCCTCATGGCTGCTACAATTTTTACTTCTGCCGCTGCTGTTGACCTTGAATACGGAATCGTAAACGAGACCGGAATCATCCTCACTAGCTACTCTCGAAACGTGCAGTCAGTGAAGGCTGAAGTGCGCGATGCTGAAAACGACGTTGTGGCGGTCGCTCATTCCGGCCTGACCGCTGCGATTTCGCTGGAAGGATTCATCAACGGATCGGTCGCAATGAACGTCGCCAGCATCCTGACGCTGACCAACAACACGAGCAACGGCGGACTGAGCGGCGGCACCATCATTGTTGACTCTTACAATGAGACTGCCGCTCAAGGCGAGTTCCGCAAGGTCTCCGTCAGTGCGACCCAATACGCTTCCACGATGACCGAGGTTTAATCCTCAAGAGCCGACGCGCCCCGGCTAAAGGGCGCACCTATAAACATGAAACAGGAGCTTTTTAGCACCCAGAATTTATCAGTCGCCAGTGTCTTGATGACGCACGGTTTCAAGATGGTTACGTTTACGCACATCGTGCGAAGCGACGGCAAGCAGTCTAAGGAGTTTTGGTTTGAGGGTTCAAGCAATCATTGCGACTACAAAGCCGAACAGGTTGCGTATTACGTCACCAAAGGTTCTGAAGATTTGAGACAAATTAAACCCGAAGACCCCGTGCTATGGATGCGCGGAGTTCTCACAAACCGGAACACGCTTGTCGAAATCGTCAAGACTGCCCCGCGCATGGTTGAAATCAAAAACGGCTCACGCCGCGCTCTAATCTCCGCAGACGCCAGTGATGAACTTAAACGGCAAATTGCCAAAATGCTTTAACACAACAAAAACATGACCATAGACAACGAACTGCAGACAGACGACGAAGCCTTGCGCGAAGCCGGATTTACTGACGGGCCAAAAGCGACATCATCATTTAAGCTGCGCCCGATGACGGCTCTCACGCTCTCATGGATGCAACGCAACAAGCTGTTTGACGAAGGCTCTGGCGACCTACTCCAGAAAACAGCCGCGTTTGCTTTTCTTCACACCGAGCCAATCGAAACCATTCGCGCAGTAGTCAACAACCGATCGGCATTCCTGAACGCGGTCGATGATTGGATCGAATCCAACATCAAGTTCCATACCGAACTGACCCCACTGTCGGATGAGATGAACATGGCAATGGAGGCTTACATGGCATCAAGCACCGTTGCCGCGCACCGCTCAGACCCGAAAGGCCCGGACTCAAAAAACTAGCCTCGCCCTCTTGGCTCGCTAGCTATGTCCACCACATCGCCAGCGTCACAGG